CCGAGTCAGCACCTACCGCCTAAGCACACTCCACAGAGAGTTAGACACGCCGAGAGGTTGTAGGCAATCAAGCTCCAAACCAATCTTGAGGGGTACGGTTTCTTTATGAATAATGAACTTGTACCCCTAGAAGAGATTCACCGTCAGCTGAAGAATCGTTATGACGCAAGCGGATTTTCGGATTATGTCATCCGTACAGATTGGCAGATCATCCGGCGAATTGGCGTTCACCCGGCGCTGGCGACCACTCAAGACTTGGAAAAGGTGGTTTTATCTGCCACCAAGCAATCGACGAAAGCCAACTATGTTTCCCGGCTTCGCTCGATCTATAAACATCTCAACAAGATGAATTTGATCAATGGTCACAATCCAGCCGAAGATTTGCCTCGCGTCAAGGCTGGTCGTGGGGTTCCCAAGCCAGTCACCAAAAACGAGTTTGAGAAGCTCTTGGCCGAGGCAACTCAGCCTTACCGAGATTGGTTCATTCTCGGTGGCATGGTCGGCCTTCGGGCGCATGAGGTCGCCAAGATTGAGGGAGCCGATCTGATCGAGGATCAAGGTGGTTATTCCTTGCGAGTCATTGGCAAGGGAAAAACTGATCTCATCATTCCGGTCAATATCAAAGTGGCCGAAATGATTATGAGCCACAACACCCTCGGCAAACTTTGGGTCATTGATCCCAATACTTTTTCCAAGAAGGCTGCCAATGAAATGCGACGAATCCTTGGAGCCAACGCCAAGCATTTCCACAGCTTGCGCCATTATTTTGCCACGACAATGCTTGAAAAGTCAGATGGTGACTTGCTTGCAGTTCGAGATTTGATGCGTCATTCCTCTGTGGCAACAACGCAGGTTTATACCCAACTTTCCCAAGGTCGAACTCGGTCTTTGGTCAACCTCATCGAATAGGAGAAAAAATGGCAGTCTCATCTGCTCAATTCACAGTTACAACAACCCCGGTGAAGATTGTCGCCGCTGACATTGCTGCTGAAATGGTTTATATCCACAGCGAAACAGCGATTGCTTATCTCGGAGGAGATAACACAGTTTCCTCAACTACTGGATACAAGCTCGATGTCAATGACAAAATTTCATTGACCAATCATGAAGGCGAACTTTGGGCAGTATCAGTATCAACTAGCGCAATAAGCGTGTTGATCATTACAAAATGAACGCAGATACCGCAACGATTGTTTATTCGTATTTTTTTGTTACAGCAGCGATTCTTGCTGGCTTGTCGGTCATGGCCAAACATGCAATCAAGACACACACAGAGGTGATCGAAGACAAGTTGGCAAAGATTGAGTATGCTCTCTATAACGACGGAAAGACTGGCTTGATCAATAAGGTTGAGGAACTCCTAACCAATCAACAGAGCATCAAGATTGATGTTGAAGTGATGAAGGCAAAGGCAGAAACCAAGCCAACGAGAAAGAAGTCTTTATGACCGGGGAAAATGTTGTTGCCAAAGCCATCACCCAACTTGGCGTTGTTGAAAAGGGTGGCAAAGATGGCAAGTCGGGAAACATAGTTCCTTACTGGGATTGGTGGAAAGCCGCCACTCGCGAGAATGGCCAAGGCCAATCGTGGTGTGCTTGTTTCGTCAGTTGGTGTTTTTCTGAGGTTCTTGCTTCCTCACTTATCGCGGCAAAAAACAAATATGGCTTCATCTATTGCCCTGATGGTGTCAATTATTTCAAGAAGAAGAATCAAGTCGTTCCAGTAAAAACCGCCCTTCCCGGCGACATTGTTTTCTTTGACTGGACTGGTGCTGGAATTGCCGATCATGTCGGCATTGTTGTTGAAAATCATGCAGCCAATGGTTATCTAATGACGATTGAAGGCAACACATCCGCCGAAGGCGTAGTTGGTGCAAGCCAGCAAAACGGCGGCGGTGTCTATAAGCGCAAGCGTTTTCTCGACAAAACAATCATTGCAGTTGCACGACCAGCTTATCCACCTTTGACCCCTACGAAGTAAGGAAACCAAAATGAAAATTGCAAAGAATATCGTGATTCGCATCATTGGACTTGGAATGATGACATTCCTTCCCGGAATGGGCGTTGGCGCTGTTGTGGCGAAAGACTGGCTCACAGGCGGCGCGATTGCGTTCGGCACAGCTTGTGCAACCGTCATTGTCTATATCGGCGTGGCACTTGCTTGGCAAGGCAAGGCAACTGACTTCGACATTCAGGAAGCCTTCCGCACCGCTACCGCCAAGGCTGGCGAGACCAATGATGGCATTCACGCAGCAATCGAAGATGTTTCAACGGCTTCGACAGAAACCAAACAGGGATAGTATTGAAAACACAGGGGTTGGTTCTCAATTTAGAAAACAAATTGGCAGCGCTATTGCTCGCCGAGAAGACTTTTGAACGCAATCGCAATCGCTTCGGTCACTACCGAAACACCGCGAATGGCCATCTCATCGGTCGGCTCGGCGAGTTTGCTTCTTTTATTTGGTTGAAAAAAAATGGCTTTGAACCCGAGGCGAGTTTTGCCGACTCCATGCAAAATCAACAATGTGACATTGTAAGCAAAGTTGGTCGCATCGAGGTCAAAAGTTGGAATGAGAAGCATTGGGATGACTGGGGCAGATGTGTCTCGGTTTCTCAGTATGCTTCGATCAAGAAAAAGGCAGACTTGATTTTTTGGTGTTCAGTCGATGACTTTGAATCCGACACGCCAAGAGTCACATTCAGGGGATGGTGCAAGGTGGACATTTTTGAAGGCATGGCTCCGATTTTGACTGGCAAAGAAGGTCGGCAGATCAATAACTACCAGTTGGCTGAGGATCAACTTTCCCCACTTGATTCCCTCAAGGAGCTTCTATGAACCGCGAGGAGATACTTCAGGAAGCAATCAATCTCACTTGTGGACAGCGCAATGAGGCGCATGGCGACCCCTATGAGAACCATCTTCGGATTGCAAAGATTTGGTCGGTTATCCTCGACCTTGAAATCACTCCAACGCAAGTAGCTCTCTGCATGGCAGGGATGAAACTTGCTCGCCTAGCCTATAAACACTCAGATGACTCATTCATCGACCTAGCGGCTTACGCCGCCATCGCTGGAGAAGTTTCCTGACTTAGCCAGCTCGCAGCCTACCTCGCCTTGGCTCGCTGGCTTGATAGCAAAAGACCCTCACCGTTCCGGCGGTGGGGGTTTTTTGCGTATTTTGTGGCCTACGACACGCCAAAAAGAATGACCATTCATTTGCCCAAAATTTGACTTGTCGGTGTTATTCTTATGCCAACAGCAGGAACTAGGAGTTCCTCACAAACTGGAAGGCAACACAAATGCTCAACTGCCAAATCTGCACAACAACAACTGATGTTCTTGCTCATCAAGTTCGTGGCGAATCAATTCTTGCAGTGTGCTTGGATTGCGCTGATCGTTATTACCAAGATCAGCTCACAAAGTCTCTCATTGAAGCAGCAAAGGTTGGTGCATAAATGTTGCTCATCATCGCAGCAGGATTCATCACGATCATCGCAATCTTCTTCATCCTCACTTGGATTGAAGATCACTTCCAGCAGAATGCTGAATTCGTCACAATCGAAAAGTGGGAAGAATTCCAAACCGCAATGAACAAGAAGGGGAAAAACTAATGTTGTTTCAAGTATTCATTCTCTCGCTATTACTCGGCCTTACCATCGGCTTTCTCGTCGGTGGCTTCATCGAATGGGATTCCGCTACAACTGCAATCCGTCAACTCAAGTCTGATCTAAGAATTGCTCACAAAGAGAACGATGAACTTTTTGAGCATATTTACGCGCTCCGCAATCCGTCAGTTCGTGGGTAACTAATCCATGAGCTTTGCGAAGCAAAAAGGAACCGCTGCCGAGACAGCGCTCGTTCGTTATCTTCAGGGGCATGGGTTTCCCAATGCCGAACGACGCGCTCTCGGCGGTGGCTCATCGGGAGAAGACCTCGGTGACATCACCGGAATCCCTTGCCTCGCAATGGAAGTGAAAAATGCCAAGACTTATCAGATACCAGCATGGCTCAAAGAAACTGAAACTGAACGCATCAACGCAAAGGCTGACTATGGAATCCTCGTTATGAAGCCAAACAAGGTCGGCCTCACCAAAGTTGATCAATGGTGGGCGATCATGCCAGTTGAGGCAATGATTCAACTACTCAGAGAGGCTGGCTATGGCGATGCCTCTTGACGCGCTCTTCGATTTCCCAAAGTTCCCGGAAGCCGAATGCGCCAAGCTCGATGACCTAGATTTCTTTTTTCCTGACTCTCAAATACAATTAGAAGACCGTTGGCCGCGCATCTTGGAGTTGTGCGGAAGGTGCATTCACAAGGAAGAATGCCTTGACTACGCAGTCAAGAATCAAATCTTCGACGGCATTTGGGCGGCGACGACAGGTTCACAACGCGCTCTCATCTCACTACCAAAGGAGGATCGACGCAACCGTAGATTCAGGGAGATTCAATCTCTTCTCGCCACAGGCTTCACCAAAGAACAAATTGCAACAAAGTTGGGCATTCAAATGGCCAGCGTTGATCGCACTTTGGATCGGGCGAAGCGGAAAGGAATTCTATAAATGAGTCGAAAACTGTTCTATCTCATTGTCACAACAGCATCAATCTTGGTGCTATTTATCACCGCAATTTTCAATGGCATCACTCCAAGCAAGCCAGCAATCCAAGTCATCACAGTCAAGGAGGCAATAACCTTGACCGAACCTGCTCGCATTGATCTTTTCATCAACGAGCTGATGACTCCTCGCAAGGCAGCGTGTCTCAAGTGGATTCTCATCAAAGAAAGCCACATGAACCCACTTGCCAAGAACCCAACTTCCACCGCCAAAGGCGTTGGCCAGTTGCTCGATTCAACCTACTCAAACATTGGGTTGAAACACTCAGCCGATCCATTGGCTCAAGTCATCGCAACAATCGCTTACATTTCCAAGCATTATGGAAGCGACGGAAGTTGTGCCGCCAAAGCCTTTTGGCAGAAGAACTTCTACTACTAACCAAGCAACAGGGGAGCAATAATGTCAACACAGATCAACCTAGAAATGGTCGATCTCGATCCGGCGGCGAGCGCATTCCTCGCCGCTTACATCGAGGCTCGACTCAAGATCAAAGAATGGGAAGAGAAGGCCGACATCGCAGCTGAGCAAGTCAAGGCAGCGATGGGCGAGGCTCAAGTCGGATTGGTCAATGGTCGCGAGGCAGTTCGCTGGACTACCGTTGAAACCAAGCGCATTGATGCCAAGAAGGTCAGAGAGCTTCTTCCTGAGAACCTATGGGAGAAGTTTGAAACTTCCTCGGTATCTCGTCGCTTCACGATTGTTGAGGAGTAATGTTCACATCTCCCGGCGATGAAGCCTCCGCGCTCGCTGACAACATCAAGAAGGTCATCGAGTTTCGGTCTTCTAACTCCTCGCGCTCTCGTCAAAAGGCCATTGGCCTGAGCGAGATTGGCGATCCTTGCGCGAGGAAGTTGGCCTACAAGATACTTGATTGGCCACAGACAAATGGCTCAACCGACCCTTGGGCATCGATTCAGGGAACTGCCATTCACAGCTGGTTAGCAGATGCCTTCGAGCGTTTCAACGACAAAGACGATCCGAGATTCATGATTGAATTTCGGGTCAAGGTCTCTGAAGACCTCGGTGGCACTTGCGACCTTTACGACAAGGTTGATGGCGTGGTCATTGACCACAAGTGCATGGGAGTAACTTCCATGAAGTCTCGCAAGCGCGACGGAATGACGGCGCAACAGCGTGTTCAGGTCAATGCCTATGGCTACGGCCTCGAGCAGCAAGGTCATGAGGTCAAGAGCGTTGCCCTTGCTTGTTATCCATTGGGCGGTCGCCTTGACGGACTTCACACCATCATCGAGCCTTATGATCGACAGATTGCCATCAATGCCATTGAACGCCTTGATGGAATCAAAGTTTTGGTGTGGCAGTTAGATGTTGAAAAGAATCCTGAAAGCTGGTCACTCATTCCAGCAACGCCAGCTTACGGTTGCATTTACTGTCCTTTTTATCTTCCCGGTTCTCAAGACCTTTCCAAAGGTTGTCCGGGTGAAATGGGTGCAGCATGACCCACGATGAATTG